TGTATAGCACCCAAGGCCGTGTACGGGTTTCCAGGGCCCCTGACCTGCACCTTTCCGGCGACCGACTCGAAGGCCCCCAGTGGGGATTCGACCCTCGGAGGCCGTATCTGCTGGTCAGAGGCTTGTAGCCGTAACGCGGGGCCGGTAGGATGGGGGCATGCCCGCCACCGAGTCCGCCCGCCGCACCACGTGCGAGCGCTGCCTCGGCCCGCTGCCGCTGACGGCCCGGGCTGACGCGCGGTACTGCGGCGGCGCCTGCCGGCAGGCGGCCTACCGGTCCCGGACCAGCGCCAAGAAGGCGCGCGTCGCCGCCGAGCAGGCCCAGCGGATCCCGGCCGAGCTGACCAGCCGGGCCCGGTGGGTGCGCCACAGCTCCCGCAAGGTGCCGCTGCGGATCGACGGTCGCTTCGCCGCCGTCAACGACCCGTCCTCCTGGTCCGACTACGCCGCGGCCGTGACCGCCACGACCGGCGAGGGCATCGGGTTCGTCCTGACGGCCATGGACCGGATGCTCGTGGTCGACCTGGACCACGCCGTCGAGAACGGGCGCGTCCTGCCCTGGGCGCAGCGCATCGTCGACGCCCTGCCGCCGACCTACATGGAGCGCGGCCGCTCGGGTAGCGGCCTGCACCTGTGGTTCCGCGGCGCGGTCCCGGCCGGCCGCCGCATCCGCCGCGGGGACCTGGCCCTCGAGGTGTACTCCGACACGCGGTACATCATCGTGGGCGACCGCGTGCCGGGTACGCCCCTTGAGCTTGCCGAGCTGCCTGACGCAGCCGGCGTCATCGCCTCGCTGATCTGACGCCCTGGTGGCGCCGGGCCGGGGCGCACGTCTGAACCCGCGGCGCCCTGGAGGTGCTGCATGTCCGCGCCTTCAAGACCCGGGAGGTCGTCATGGGCGTTCGTGGACCGATCCCTGAGAGGTCGGAAGCCCGTCGTCGTCGCAACAAGGAAGAGGGCCCGGAGCTGGCGAAGGTGCCGTCCGGTCCTCCCGTAGACCTGCCGGACCTGCCGGAGCCGGATGAGCTGTGGCACCCGATCGCGCGGGACTGGTACCTGTCGCTGCGCGAGTCGGGCCAGGCCGTGTTCTACCAGCCGTCGGACTGGGCTACGGCACGCTACGCGGCGGAGCTGATGTCGCGGGCGCTGGAGCCGGAGCGGACGCCGAACGGGCAGCTGATCGCCGCGCTCAACAGCGTGATGGGCACGCTCCTGACGACCGAGGGCGACCGGCGCCGGGCCCGGATCGAGCTGGAGCGCAGGCAGACCGGCCCGAAGCTGGCGTCGGTCAAGCCGATGGATGCCTACCGTGACCTCGCCGGGGGCTGAGCAGCAGGTCCCCGACGTCATCGAACCGTTCATCCTCGGCCCGTCGTGGAAGCGGGGCCCCGACGGGAAGTTCCTCCTGCCCCAGTACACGCTGGGCTGGCACGCGCTGGCGTGGACGGCGACGTACCTGCAGCACGGTACGGGCCGCCCGTGGCGGTACACCCCGGAGCAGGCCCGGCTGACGCTGTGGTGGTACGCGCTCGACCCGGAGACAAACACGTTCCTGTGGCGCGACGGCGTGATTCAGCGGCTCAAGGGGTGGGGGAAGGACCCGGTCCTCGCCACCTGGTCCGGGTTCGAGTTCGTCGGCCCCTGCCGCCCGTCGGGCGAAGTGGCGGACGAGGGAAACGAGTGGGGGATCCCGCCCGGGCAGCCGCTCGGGATGCAGCACCCGGACGCCTGGGTCCAGCTGGCCGCCGTCAGCCAGGACCAGACCCGCAACACGATGACCCTGTTCCCGGGACTGTTCACCAAGCGGGCGCTCCAGGAGTACCGGATCGACCTCGGCAAAGAGATCATCTACGCCGACAAGGGCCGGGCCCGGATCGAAGCGGTCACCTCCTCACCGCGCGCGCTGGAAGGCGGCCGGCCGACGTTCACCGGACTCAACGAACCGCACCACTGGCTTGAGGCGAACAGCGGCCACGAGATGGCCGCGGTCATCGAGCGCAACGCCACCAAGAGCGCCGACGGCTCCTCCCGGACCCTGGCCATCACGAACGCGTTCGAACCCGGTGAGGACTCGGTCGCCGAGCAGACCCGCGACGCCTACGAGTCGGCTCAGGCCGGCCGGACCGCCGACACCGGGCTGTTCTACGACTCCCTCGAGGCGCCGCCCGAGGCGAAGCTCACCGAGGAGTGGATCCGCCCGGTCATCGAAGCCGTCCGGGGGGATTCGACGTGGCTGAACGTCGACCGGATCGTGAAGTCGATCCTCGACCCCCGCAACCCGCCCTCGCGCTCGCGCCGGTTCTGGTTCAACCAGGTCGTCGCCGCGGAGGACTCCTGGATGGCCCGCTACGACTGGGACGCCTGCAAGCGCGAAGACCTCGCCCTGGCGGACGGCGACGAGATCGTCATCTTCTTCGACGGCTCCAAATCGGACGACGCCACCGGCCTGGCCGCCTGCCGCATGACGGACGGCCTGGTCGTCACCCTCGGCGTGTGGCAGAAGCCGCCGAACTGGCCGACCGACCACCCGTGGTCGGTGCCGCGCGAGGAGGTGGACGGGGTCGTGGACCAGACCTTCGCCCGCTTCCGGGTGCTGGCGTTCTACGCCGACCCCGGCTCCGGGCAGGACGACGACGGCGAACTGTACTGGGACGCCTACCTCGACCGGTGGGGCCAGACGTACGGCAAGAAGCTCCTCATGCGCGCCGTCGCGGCCGGGCCGAAGCAGCACGCGGTCCGCTGGGACATGCGCGCGGCGAAGAACCAGGAGCAGTTCACCGACGCGGTCGCCCGCACCCACAAGGACGTCCTCGAGCGGACGCTCCTGCACGACGGACACCGGGTCATGCGCACCCACGTCATCAACGCGCGGCGCCGCACCAACCGGTGGGGCGTCACGATCGGCAAGGAGCACCGCGAAAGCGCCCGGAAGATCGACTTGGCCGTGTGCATGGTCGGCGCCCGGATGCTGCGCCGCCTGGTCCTGAACAGCCCGAAGCACGCGAACCGGCCCAAGGGCCGCGGTAAAGGACGGGTGGTGGTGCTGCGGTGACCGTCTCCATCCCCGAGCTGCCGCTGGTGACGCTGTCGGACGACGAACTCGCGCTGATCAGCGTGCTGCGCGCGGACATGCTGCAGGACCGCTACCGGCTGCTGATGCTGGACGCCTACTTCAACGGCGAGCAGCTGGTGCGGGACCTCGGGATCTCCATCCCCCCGCAGCTGCGGGGCCTGCACACCATCATCGGCTGGCCCCGGATCGGGGTGGAGGCACTCGAGCAGCGCCTGGACCTTGAGGCGTTCCGCTGGGCTGATGGGCAGCCGGCGACCGACCTGGCGGAGATCGCCGACGCGAACGACCTGTTCGACGAGGCGAACCTGGCGCACCTCGACGCCCTCACCTACGGCCGCTCCTACCTGACGGTCGGCTCCGGTGACGAGGACGAGGGCCTGCCGCTGATGTCGATCGAGTCGCCGCTGGACATGACGCTGCTGTGGGACGCCCGGCTCCGTATGGGCACCGCGGCGCTGCGGGAGTGCCAGACCGAGCACCTGCTGGAGTCCGGCCCGGAGGACCGGATGATCGTGCTGTACCTGCCCGATCAGACCATCCAGGCCATGCCGACCGAGTCCGGCGGCTGGGAGGTCGTCGATCGGGACATGCACGGCCTGGGCATGGTGCCGGTGCTGCGGATGGCGAACCGGCAGCGCGCCGCGGACCGGGTCGGCCGCTCCGAGATCACCCCCGAGGTCATGTCCATCACGGACGCGGCCTGCCGCCGGCTGATGGGCATGGAGGTGGCGGCGGAGTTCTTCGGCGCGCCGCAGCGCTACATCCTCGGCGCCTCCGAGGGGGCGTTCCAGGACGCGGAAGGCAACCCGCTCGACGCGTGGGCGACCTACATCGGCCGGGTCCTCGGGCTCGAGCGCGACGAGGACGGCAACGTGCCGGAGGTCGGCCAGTTCTCGGCGCACGACCCGTCGGGCATGACAAAGATCATCGACCTGTATGCGCGGATCATGGCCACCCAGCTCGGGCTGCCGCCGCACATGCTCGGCTACACCAGCGACAACCCCGCCAGCGCCGACGCCATCCGCAGCTCCGAGGCGATGCTGGTGAAGAAGGCCGAACGCCGCATCCGCCGCTTCGGCGCGACGTGGCGGGACGCGATGCGCCTGGCGCTGTGGGTCCGCGACGGCGAGCCGCCGGACAAGACCCGCCGCATCGAATGCGTCTACCGCAACCCCGCCACCCCCACCCTCGCCGCGCAGACCGACGCCGCGGTGAAGCTCGTGCAGGCCAAGATCCTGCCCGCCGACTCCGACGTCGTGCTGGAGATGGCGGGGCTGACGGAGGGCCAGCGGCAACGCGTGGCCGCCGACCGGCGCCGCGCGGCCGGCACCCGGCTGCTGGACCGCCTGTCGCAGATGACCGACCCGGCCACCGAGGCCGAGCCGGGCCTGGAGGCTGACGATGGCGACGGTCTCTGACGACGGCGCCGGCGCGGAACGGCTCCGGCGCGCGCAGCGGTCGGTCTCCCGCAGCCTGATCCGGGACGTGCGGGCGCTGCGGCGCCTGATCCTGCCCACCAGACTCCGTACCTCCGTCCCGGCGTGGATCGACGCGATCCGCGCCGTGGTGGAGGAGTACAGCGCCGCCTCCGCGACGCTGGCCGCCGCCTACTACGACGGCGAACGCGGGAGCGCCGGGATCACCGGCCGGTTCACCGTCCCCGTCCCCGGGCCGCCGCCGGACGAGCAGGTCGAGGCCACCCTGCGCTGGGCGACCAAAGACCTGTGGCCGCGCGACCCAGAGGCCGCTGCGACCACCGCCGCCCAGACCCTCACCCTGGACGTCCGGCTCGAGCAGGCGGAGAGGAAGACCGAAGGCGCCGTGGAGCGGCTGGTGCTGAACGCAGGCCGGCAGACGATCCGCGAAGCGGTCCAGCAGGACCGCGGCGCCATCGCCTACGCCCGCGCGGCCGCGCTCGGTGCGTGCTCCTTCTGCAAGCTCATGGCCTCCCGCGGCGCGGTCTACAAGGACCTCGACCGGGTGGGCCGCGAGGCGAACGAGCGGTTCACCGGCGACGACAGCGTCATCAAGTTCCACAACTCGTGCCGCTGCCAGCCCATCCCCGTCTTCCGGGGCCAGCAGTTCCAGCTCTCACCGCACGCCGCCGAGTGGGACCGCATCTACCGCGAGTACGCCGCCGGGCACCCCGGCGACCAGCTCCGCCTCTTCCGGCAGGCCCTGGCCGCACACGACCAGCATCCGCTGCCTGCCGCCCACTGACCTACCCCCGTATCCCTGGGCCGCCCTGGTGGCGGCCCTTCGTCATTCCCCAGCCCCTGGAGGGCCGCTTCGTCATGCCTGAAGAGACCGAGACCCAGACCAGCGAGCAGCAGCCGGCCGGCACCGAGGAGACCGCCGCCACGGCGGCCGCCGAGGAGGACACCGGCACCGCGACCGAGGACGACGGCGACGCCCAGGAGGCGCCGACCGACGCCGAGGACACGACCTTCGACCGCAAGCGGTTCGAAGCCGAGCTGCGCAAGAAGAACTCCGAGGCCGCGAACCTCCGCAAGCGCCTCAAGGAACTCGAGCCGCTCGCGCGGAAGGCCAAGGAACTCGAGGACGCGCAGAAGTCGGAGGCCGAACGGCTCACCGACCAGCTGCGCGCCGCCCAGGAGCAGATCACGGCCACCCGCCAGCGCCTGGTCCGCAGCCAGGTCCAGGCCCTGGCCACCGGGTTCGCCGACCCGGAGGACGCGATCGGCGCACTGGATCTCAGCACGTACGTCGACGACGACGGCGACATCGACGAGGCGGCCATCAAGGCCGACCTCACCGCGCTCCTCGAGCGCAAGCCGCACTGGGCCAAGCCCCAGCCCCAGGAGGGCCCGCGGCGCCCCGCACCGGACCGCACTCAGGCGTCCGGCGCCAAGCAATCACGGACCCTCACCCCGGAGGACGAGTTCTCGGGGTGGCTGAAGTCGCAGCTCAAGTAGCTGCGGAAAGGAACCTCCCATGGTGGCTACGGCCCCCCTGAAGCTCAGCGACGTCAATGACGCGCTGCTCCCGCGCACCATCACCGGCCCGATCTTCGAAAAGAGCGTCGAGCGGTCGGCGGTCATGTCCCTCGCCCAGCGCGCGCCGCTGGCGATCGACGCCAACACCTCCGTCCCGATCCCGATGGACGTCCCCACCGCCGACTGGGTCGGCTCCGGCCAGCGCAAGCCGCTGTCCTCCGGCGGCGTCGGCGTCAAGACGATGCAGCCCCGCAAGCTCGCCGTCCTCATCCCGGTCTCCGAAGAGGTCGCGATGACGAACGCCGGCGGGCTGTTCGCACAGCTGCAGCGTGACCTGCCGACCGCGTTCGCGCGGGCCTTCGACCACGCCGCGATCCACGGCAAGACCATGAAGGGCGCCGCCGGCCCCTTCAGCGACTACCTCGCGATGACCAGCAACGCGGTCGCGCTCGGCTCGGCGTCCCAGGCGGACGGCGGGATCTGGGCCGACTTCGTCAACGGCATGGCCGAGGTCGTCGACGAGGACTGGGACTACACCGGCACGGTCGCCGACCACCGCCTCAAGCCGTCCCTGCTGCTGGCCACCGACACCACCGGCCGGCCGATCCTCGTCGACACCACCCAGCCCGGCACCCAGATGGCGTCCGCCGGCACGCTGATCGGTGAGCCGCTCGCCTACTCGCGCAGCGTCTCCGGTAAGCAGCGCCGCCAGTCCACCTCCTCCGACACCGGCCTGCGGGCGATCGGCGGGGACTGGTCGCAGGCGGCGTATGGCGTGGGAATGGACATCACTGTCCGCATCTCCAAGGAGGCCACGTACGTCGACGAGGACGGCGGCGTGCACTCGGCGTTCCAGGAGAACCTGGTTCTGATCCTCGCCGAGGCCTTCTACGGCTACGTGCAGGGTGACGCCGACGCGTTCGTGAAGTTCACCGGCACGCCGTCCGGGTCGGCTTCCTGATGGCGGGGGCTGTCCCGGCTTCCGCGCCGGGCGGGACGGCCACTCCGCTTCGTATCGTGGTCCGTGTCCACGCCATGCCGCCGGAGCACAACGCGGGGGCCGAGCACATGCTCGTCTCCATGCTGCGGCCCCTGGCAGAGCGTGGACACGACGTCTCCGTGTGGCTGTCGCGCTACGGCAAGGCCCGAGACGTCTACGACTACCGCGGCTTGCAGGTCGTCCCGCTCGAGGCCCGCCTCGACTTCCCCACGGCGGTCCGCAAGGCCGACGTCCTCATCTCCCACCTGGAGTGCGTCCCCTCCACGACAGCCCTGGCCCGCGGCTACGGCAAACCGGTCATCGTCGTCTGCCACAACACCCATCAGGCCACGTTCCGCAACATGGCCGCAGGCGGGACCGCGCTGGCGGTCTACAACTCCCAGTGGATGGCCCGCGAGGCGGAGATGTTCTTCGCCGAGTACCCCAAGGGCATCCGGCCCCAGGCCGAGCTGATCGTGCGGCCGCCGGTGTTCGCCGGGGAGTACGCCACCAAACCGGGCAAGAAGATCACCCTGGTGAACTGCAACCCGGAAAAGGGCGGGCACGTCCTCGAACAGCTCGCCCGCCGGATGCCCGACGTCGAGTTCCTGGCCGTCACCGGCGCCTACGGCAAGCAGATCCTGCCCGACCTGCCGAACGTCGAGATCGTCGAGCACGTCGACGGCCAGGACATGCGCGACCAGGTCTACGGCCGCACCCGGATCCTGCTGATGCCGTCGTCGTACGAGTCGTGGGGCCGCGCCGGCGTCGAGGCCCTCGCCAGCGGCATCCCCGTCGTCGCCCACCCCACCCCCGGCCTGACCGAGTCCCTGGGCGAGGCTGGCATCTTCGTCGACCGCAACGACATCGACGGCTACGAAACCGTCCTCCGCAAGCTCATGACCGCGCCCGAGTACCGGCTGGCGACCAAGCGGGCCCGCGCCCGCAGCGCCGAACTCAACCCCAGCGCCGAACTCGACGCCTGGTGCCACGCGGTGGAGACCCTGACGGCCCGATAGGAGGCGGAGATGGCGTTCGAGACCCCCACAGCCGAGGACCTCGGCCTGTACCTCAACCTCGACGAGATCGACGCGGTACGCGCCGACTTCCTCATCTCCACCGCCGTCAAGCTCTGCCAGGCGGTCGTCAAGCCCCTGCCCGAAGGCGCGGAGCCGGTCGTCCTGTCGGCTGCCGGCCGCGCCTACATCAACCCCCAGTCCGTCACCTACGAGACCATCGGCCCCCAGTCCATCCAGCGCCCCACCGGCTCCGGCGGCCTGTACCTGACCAAGGCCGACAAGACCGCGCTGAAGTCGGCCGCCGGCCGCGGCGGAGCCTTCACCGTCGACCCCACCCCCACCACCGCCGACCCCTCGCCGTCCTACCCGATCGACGACGACTACGGGCCCGGCATGGAGTGGGAACCGGGCTGGGGCTGGTCCTGATGCCCGCCCCCTACCCCTACGGCGTCACCATCCGCGTGCTGCGCACCGGCGCCTCACCGGGCCGGGACCCGCGCGGCCAGCCCCTGCCCGGCCCGGACGAGTCGTTCGACGTACCCGGCTGCGTGGTCACCCCGCGCGAGTCCGCGCCCCAGGTGGGCGGCGACCAGCAGCAGGGCCGCGACACGGTCGTGGTGGGCATCACCGTGTACGCGCCGCCCGGCACCGAGATCCGCACCACCGACCGCATCCGGGTCACCGCCAGCCGCTACCAGGGGGTGACCTTCGAGGTCACCGGTGAGCCCGGCGACTGGGGCCGCCACGTCATGACCGGCACGCGCGGCCCGGTGCAGTTCGCCGCCGACCGGGTCAAGGGCTAGCCGCGGGCCTGCTCCACCGCCGCCACCAGCCGCGTGGCGGCGTCGTTGCTGCGGTGCGGGATCGACAGCGAATGCGGATCGGACTGCGGCGGCCGCCCGCCGGCCAGCAGCCCGCGTTCTTCTGCAGCCGGGGCGCTGCCGGGCAGCACGAACTGCACATAGCCGTGAAACAGCCTCGTCGCCGGCTTGAGCCGGGTGCCCGTCACGTCGGCGGCCCGCAGCCGGAACTGCTGCCCCGCCTGCCCGACCTGCTTCTTCGTGATCGTGATCCATTCCCCGTCGAAGCTCACGCTGCCCTGCACGCCCTTGACGTCCATCCCGACCCCCAACCGATTGCGGAGGTGGTCATGATGCCCGCCAGGTTCAAGATGTCCAAGCGCGGCGTCGGACAGCTGCTGCGCAGCGACATGGTCCTCGCCGAGATGGTGCGCCGCGGACACGTCATCAAGTCCACCGCAGAGGCCATCGCCCCGGTAGGCGGCCCCGGTGACCCGCACCGCGGCCTGTACAAGGCCAGCTTCTACGTCCGCCCAGTCCCTCGCGGCGGCCGCCGCCGGGACCGCGCCGTCGCCATCGTCGGCAACACCGCCCCCCACGGCGCCCACGTCGAGTACGGCACCGAGAAGGTCCGCGCGCACCACGTCCTGCTGCGCGCCGCACAGGCCGGGGGCCGCTGATGGCCGACGTCGGCAGCGTCGACGTCGAACTCGAACTGATCACCTATCTGCAGAGCCGGGCCGGCAGCAGCGTGGTGGTCCGCGACGAGCTCGACAACAACCTCGCCAACGAGCTGCCCACTATCCAGGTCGAACGGATCCCCGCCGGCGACGACGACGGATACCGCCTTGACCGGGCGCTGGTCGACATCAACGTCTACTGCGCCACCCGAGCCCAGGCCATCACTTTGGCCGGACAGGTCCGCGGCTGGATGCTCCGCGATCTGCCCGGTACCAAGACGACGGCCGCGGTGTTCGGCCGGGTCGGCACAGTCGCCGCTCCTGGGATCCGGCCCTACGAGAACACCGCGCTGCGCAAGGTCGGCGCCACCTACCAGGTCTACAGCCACCCGGTCTCCTGACCGGCCCCCAGGCCCGCGCCAGGCCCCCCCTCTTTGTCCCGCCCGAGCGCGGGCCCGCAACCCCCTGTCTGGAGACATCATGGTCAACATCACCCGCGCCGCGGACCTCACCATGGTCGGCGCCAACGGCGGGGCCTGGGTGGCGCCGGTCGGCACCCCCGCCCTCGCGTCCCCCCTCATCCAGCCCACCGACCCGTGGCTCGCCCTCGGGGCGATCTCCGAGGACGGCCTGACCAACGGCTGGGACGAGGAGAGCCAGCAGTTCACCCCGTGGGGGCTGACCAGCCCGTTCCGCACCCAGATCACCCAGTCGATCCGGACCTTCGGCCTGACGGTGTGGGAGACCTCCCGCCGGTCGGTGATGTCCCTGCACTACCGGCTCGACGACGCCGAGTTCGAGCCGGACGGCAGCGGCATCACCAAGTACGCCGAGACCGCCAGCCCCGTGCCGGACCGGCGCGCGTTTTGGTTCCTCGTCATCGACGGCGACAACTACCGGGGCTTCTATGTCCCCGAGGGCGAGATCAACGACCGCGGCGACGTCACCTACAAGCAGGACGAGATGTCCGGCTTCGAGTGGACGGTCACTACCTACCCGGACGCCGCCGGCAACACCGTCTACCACGTCGACAAGATCCCCGTCACCCCGGCCGACCCGCTGAGCTGACCAGATCCCCCCGAACTGGATGGGCGGGACACATC